ATAGAAGACCAAGCAACAGCTGTAAGAGGTCTTGCCTCAGTAGATACAAAGGATGTTAAAACATATACTGAATTAGGAAAGAAGCTTGCTGAAAAGGAGAAGGAAATTGCTACTGCACAGAGAAGTTATCTAAGCAAAGATACGAGAACATTCAAGCCAGCTGATGTGACAAAAACTACTAAGGTTGGTAAAACGGTAGTCAAGGACAACTTTGTGCAAGACGCTATATCTGACTTGAAGGAGGTATATACAAGCAACAAAGACTCTATGTGACTAGCTACTATTACAGAGTTAGAAAAGAAATTCAAGAAACGTGGATTGACCAGTACTGATTTGAATGACCTAGCAGTAAGGTATAATGTAGATACTAGGTCGGCATTTAGTAAGACTGGAGACCCACTGACAAGTGTTACCGCAGTAAGAAATGAGAATGTACGCAAAGGGCTTAAGAATACACTTAGAAGCAATTTGCCAGATGATTATAGTCGTTGACTTGATTTAGAATATAGTAATGTCACAAAAACTAAGCAATTAGTTGATAAGATGGCAGAGGGTGTTAGTAAATTGAGACAAAAGACAAAGATAGAGTGACCTATGCAAAAGGTTTATAAGAAGATTCTCAATGTCACTGACGCAATCACTGGTGGTGGATTACAATCTGTCAAGAAATGGTTTGGGGACAGTAATATTGGGAACAAGACAAATAACTTCCTGGATATGGAAGAAGATTTACCAAAGTTATTAAAGCATTTCGAGAGACTAACAAAGAAGATGGATAATGTTGACACAGATGCAGGTAGAAAAGCATTTGAGGCTGAGGCAAAACTATTTGAAATGCAATGGGAGCAATGAGCTGTAGAGAGTAGAAAAGGTCTTAAGCCAAGGCTAGGTGGTGCTGATACAGGTAAATGACTCAAACCCAAGAAATAGTACCATTGAATGATAAGCCGTTATCCATAATGTCAACTCATGTCTGCTATGATAGAAACCATACAACAGAGAATACGGTTGCTTGCGAGGGCATCACAGAACGCTGACCTCAGGCACATAGAGATCGCCCTATGTAGGGCGGACATTATGCATTTCTTCAATAATTACCTGTATACAGATAGAAACGACTCGCTCTTTGGACAGGATGCCCCGAGAGTGATGCCGTTCATCCCAATGGACTTCCAGAAAGAGCTAATACTAGAGATATGGAACAGTATCGTAAACGGAACGTTCAGTGCGAAAGACAGATGGGACTTTACAAACGTATTTGTCGAGAAATCTAGGCAAATGGGGGTGTCTTGGTTGGTTATGGCGGTATTCCTATACGGATGGCTGTTCCATGGACACAAGTATCATGTCATATCGCAGAAGGAGACGGATGTGGATAAGATCGGAGATATGAGATCGCTCTTCGAAAAGCTGAGGTTTATGATCAACAACTTGCCACAATGGATGCTGCCAGAGGGATTCAGCAAGCAGGCTGATACGTCGTTCAACAAAAGAATGCTCGTGAGCAACCCAACGACATCTGCATCGATATCCGGAGAGTCGGCAAACCCAAATGCAGGTAGATGAGGGACGTACAATGCAATATTCTTGGATGAAATGGCGTTCATGTCAAACGCACACGCCATCAATACATCATGTGCATCAGCGACGCCATGCCGTATATTCAATTCGACACCGAACGGAGAGGGAAATGAGTTCTACAGGATGAAAAAGCTCACTGAAAGGAGACAAGACTCCGAAGGAGAACGACATGAGCCAGAGATCAAGTACTTAAGATACCACTGGACTGAAAACCCACTGTACTGTGAACACACAGGCGACAAGAGATGGTACAACCAGAAAATCAAAGGTATGAGCCGTGAGCAGATAGCACAGGAGCTGGATATCGACTACAACGCATCGGTGGAAGGAAGAGTATACCCGTCATTCGTATCGGACACATGGGATCTCGAATACGACCCTACAAAGCAGACGTACGCATGGATCGACAACTCCCACGGGGGGGCTGACCCACACGCACTCGTTATTGCACAGGTGGATCCAAGAAACCACTACATCGACATCATCGACTGCATCACGATGAACCTCGATATCACACTGATGGCGAACTTTGTAGCAGGGGTGCCAAAGTTCAACATGAATGATAACGAATCGAGATTCCTAGAAAGGTACAAACTGTACAATATGAAGATGGCGACATTTATCGCAGATCCGTACGATACAGACACCACAATAAAGACAATCCACAATCCAGACTGAATACTTATCAGGGAAGAGTACAAGAAGGTAGGTATCAATCTGAACATACCGGAGAGATCAGACGTGAAGACAAGAATCCTGCTGACAAACGCTAACTTATACAGATTGAGAGTAGCAAACCGCTGTATCGACTATGTATCAGCAATGCAGAATGCAAGATACCCTTCGGTCGTAGAAGGATCCAACAGGACGGCGCCGACATTGAAGCCAGTGCATGATCGAACGAGTCATTACAGAACAGCAACCGAGTATTGAGTATCGCGGATCACTGCAAACGAGGTCAAGAAAAAGAAGGAGGGACCAGTGAATAGAGTCACAGTACTAAGAGACAAAGTCACAGGGAAACTCATTTATTCACGTAAATAGCAACTATGCCTAAGAAAGAAAAGACAACAGGTAAACTCGTCACTATGGATTCACTCCCAATAGAGCTTTTCCAGACAGAAGAAGAGACGGACAAGGAGATCGAAGAGCGAGTGCCATCGGACTCAGATACAGCAAAACTCAACTACGTCGATAGGAGGAAACAATCAATGATCGCCGACAGAAAGGTTGTAGACAAAAACTGGGATATCTATATGGATATGTACGAAGCAATCTTTGAACCATACCCAGACAATAGAAGCTCGTCCGTCGTCCCTCTTGGTAGGGCATTGGTAGAAATGTACGTCGCAGAGGCACTGAAGATCAAAACGGAGTTCAACTTCAAATGCGAAAACAGCGAGAAATACGGTGGGAAAGCACGTGTATACGAATACGTCTGGAAAAACGACTGGCGTAGAAACAAACGTGCCAGACAGTTTATGAAGCAAGAATACACCGCAGGAGCGTTCGGTACGGCAGTAATGTATACGTGATACAATAGATACTCTAAAAAACAGTACGACCTCGAGATGGTGGGGGAGACGGCGCAATATAGGGAAAACACCATAGAAATACGTGAGATCATGGCGAAGGACATCGATATTAGAAACCGATACTGCGACAACGAGTGCCAAGACGAATACGATTCAGCAAATGATACCTATTATAGAGAATGGATATCCTACGAGAAGTTCCTGACGATCAAAAACAGCATATTCTATAAGAATACAAAGTACGTCAAGCCGAAATGATATTCTGCAGAATACATGCCGTACTCCACGGCTCAAGAGGCATCGAAACAGGGTAGGTTTGTACTATTGGAACACTACTGGAACCTCCAGAAGGATGCATACATTACAATAGCGAATGGAGTAATCATCCGTGAAACACCTATACCTTCGACAATAGATGGGGTGAAGGCACTACCGTTTGTGGTCCGTGTACTTGGAAAAAGATTCCATAGAATCTGGGGTGTAGGACTGCTTGAGGCATCTATGATGTTCAACAGCGAGATCAACGACCTGAGAGAGATGCTCATGGATGCTGTGAGAAGAAGTAACACACAAGTCCTTGCTATCGGAGGCGGTCTCACGTTCAACGGCAGAGAATTCGCATACGACAACGAGATCATAACATTTGACGGCGACCTTGATGAAAACTTCAAGCAATTGTCGGGTAATCCACCCAATCAAGCGATATTCAACCACATGAACGAGATCTACAAGAGTATCGCCGTGTATGTTGGTATCGATATTCAAAACATCATGTGAACACCACAGCAGACGGCGTTCCAGACGGAAGTCCAAAGAGAATCAAGCCAAAAGAGAATTAATACGTGGTTGGTGAATAGAGACATGGCGTACGAGAGATACGCTGACCTCATGCTCGACCTCCTCAAGATGCGATTCCCACAGCAAGATGCTGACGGAATGCGACCGCAACTAGAAATAGACGGCGAAGAGATCACATCAGATGCAAAGGGCGAGAATGTGAGAGTAAAAAAGACAAAATGAAAGAGCAATATACTTGAAGTTACACCAGAGCTCATGAGAGCGGACGGAATATACATTGACGTATATACAAACACTTCGCTTCCTACAATAAATGCAGTTGAAAGAGAGCAGAAGATGAACCTGATGAAGGAAATGTCAAATATGATCAACTGATATGCTACTGCGAAGATGGCAGGTTACGACCTAGAACAGGTATTGCCATTCAAACCTACAATGAAGTCTATGGCGGAATCATTCAACCTTGAAACAGATGCGTGACATACATACGACGATGTGCAAGAAGCAAAAAACAAGCTCGTCGAAGATATGGAAAAAATGGCGAGTGGCGCTATGCCACAGCCGACATCGCTTCCATGACCAGAGCAACCTTTACAAGATAACCCTGCACCACAATGACAACCACAGCCTCAGATGTAATACTAGTGTCAAGATCAGAATGGGAGCTTAGGAAAGGAGAAGTGGCGTTTGGTACAAAGGATATGGAAGACCTACTGTACAACAAAGGAGTGTTCGTGAAGTACATCGACAAAGCGATCAATACATATAGAAGCAACATTGCAATGATGAAATACAAGCCAGAGGAGATCCCATCGATATACGTAAGCATAGGCGCACTCATACTACTAAAAACTTCCATTGAAGAAACACAGCAAAACTGGAATACTTACAAAAACCAACAAGACGAGAGCAAATAGTGCCTTTTTATGAGACTGCATGGGAAACTATGCGGTCCACATAAACAGGTGAAAGCCTGTCTTTATCTCTTCCACAACCCCACTAATGGTATTACCAGAAAAGGACAACTTGGACGAAGAGGGCAATGAGACCCTTGTAGACCAAGACAACTCTCATGAATCAGATGATGATGATTCAGAGAACGATGATGAACAAGATGCTAAATCCAAACGCCACAAGGAGCAGATGGAGTGAAGCAAAAAGGAAGTCGAACGTATCAGAAGCATTGCCATCGAAACTGCTGTCGTAGCAGCCAAAGCGGATGCAAGAAGTCTGATGAAACTACATGAAGCTGATCCAAAACTCGCCAACGATGTTGCGAAAAAGTTTGGATACGACAACTACAAAGATGCAGAGTCGGCAATTGAAGCTGAAATCAAGAAAAATGACAAAAGCTCCGATGATGACGATTTCGAATCTAAGTATGCAAAGAAAAAAGCGGAAGAGGAACACCAAAGAGCATTGAAACTTGCGGACAAAGAGTTCGGTAAGCTCGATGAGGAAATTGGCGCCAAGGCACAAAGGTATTTCGAAAGAATCACCAAGTGACAACAGCTTGATCTTGACAGTGTCGAGGAACTGATTGACATGGCTAGACACTATGCCAAGAAGTGAAAGACTTCAGAAGATTCTGAAAGACGTGCTAAGGAATCATACCATAGCATGGGTGTATGATCAGGTTGAAGAGCCTGAGCAGATGATGACGAACCATACGTAGAGAACGGTCGTCTTGTTTATCCTTCTAAAAAGAAATAATCCACATGGCTAAAATCGACAACAGATCAAAAGAAGCTAAAGCAGCTCAAGCAGCTACTGAATCGCTTTCACAAGATACAAACGTATCTAACGACAATAACGCAGCACCAATCGGCGATACAACAGTACCTGCACCAACTACACCTAGTGTACCGGCAGAACCAGCTATATCAAACGAAGACGTAAGAGCCTTATTGAATACTGTAAAAGCACTTCAAGAAGAAGTAGGTGCATTGAAAGAGGCATCAGGCGACAAAGCGGATTCGTTCGCAAAAGCAAGAGAAATCTATCAATGACCATGGGATTACAGCTATAAAACATACGGTGGTGTGCCAATCCTTTCATACGTAAGTAGGAAGAAGGATGCATCTAAAGACTACCTATACAAGAACCACAAAGGGGAATATATCAATAACCAGATGGTGCAGCTTACACTCGCAAATGGCGAAACGCCAGAGATTGAAGTTCTCGATCTAGCTAATTGTCAAAACAGTCCGAAACAGAGATGTGCCGTGACTGTAAAAGCCTCGGGGGAGAAAGTATATGTATTCAGCCACCCAGAGTTCGGTGAATTCGAAGTTTTATCTAATGTAATCAACTAAACCATGCAATACTTATGAGAACTTGAAGTAACACAGGTAGAAGGAAATGTCGTCACGTTATCAAATGGGACAACCAAGACTCTTACCGATAGACAATTACAGTATATGTTGACAGATGAACCAAAAGACCTCACAGCAGAAAGAAACTTGATGCTCGATAACTGCGTGGCAGATATCCTAAGAGTACTCGAGGAACATGACGTTCAAAAGTGAGATGTCGACGCTATCATCCAAACAATCGTAGGAAGCTATAACGAAAACTTCTTGAAAGCTACCGCAATAGCGTTCGGAGTACAAGGATACTCTCCTGCGTCCGAACTTTGTGTGAGATCAATTAGAATGTCTGACATATCAAGATTGCTCACACAATAAACATTTATCATCTAATTGAAGTGAGCATGTCACAAGCAGTAACACCAATCAACACGTACAACAACACGCAGAACTTCTATCCGTCAAACGACAAATGGGAGTACAAGTTGTTACAATTCCTAGCATCTACTGCTATTGATGACGGTACGGCTGTTGCACGACAAATCTTGTCTAATACCACTACTGGTAACTTGACGAAGATGGGAGTAGAGAATGCGGCAGGAGCAGACTTTGTTGGTATCCTCGCACAAAAGATTGCATCTACTGATAGCGATTACGCTACAGCAGGTAAACTTAGAGGCGTATGGGTCCCAATGAACGAAACCGCAGAAGCATATTTCAAGGTAGGAGCCGGAACATTTACAGCAGTAGATGTTGGTAAAACAGTAGAATTCCACTCTGACTCTAAATCACTCGCTGTGGATACAGCAGGGAAAGGAGCTAGAATTGTGAGTTATATTTCTTCTACTAAAGGAACATGTGTATTTACACTCCCTACGACTGAAACAGCGTAGTATTTATATCTTCATAGCAAAACGGTAATGCCAAATATCAGTACCTATACGCTCCCTCAGATGACGGATCTCGTCAAAAGAAGCTTTTTGAAAAGACAAAAGAACTTCCCAAGAATCATGAGAGATGCGGCGTTCGTAGTATCAGACGTTATGCCACATGGCACAGGCGATACTAAGAGATTCGCAGAAAGAATTACAAGAAACCAATACGCATCAACAAGACCAGAAGGTTCAGTATCGCAAACAGCGGTTGTTCAATACGGTTGGGAAAAAGATGCAACAGCATATACAGTGTCACTTGAAATCTCTATCACAAAGAGAATGCGTGATGCAGGTAAAAACCAAGATATGTTGGACCAGATCACTGACTTGTCAGAAGTATGTCCAAATAGAATGGAACTTGACTTGTCTCATAGATTCACATTTGCGTGGTCGACTTCATACACAACACTCGATGGAGTGAGTGTAGACTTGACAACAGGAGATAGCAAAGCATTGATTGCTACTGACCATGCGTTGACTGGATCGGCTACAACATACTCTACACAGATTACTGGAAATGTACAGTTCTCTAAGGGTGGGCTTGAAATTGGAGAAAAGTCTTTCGTTGAAGGTTCATTCAACAACCTCGGTGAAAAAGTACCTGTGAAACCAGATACTATCATGACGACCGATGATCCAAATACTATCCACCAAGTACAAGAACTCATCCAAGCAACAGCAGATGTAGTCTCAAATAATGCAGGTACACACAACGTATACAGAGGGGCATACAAGCACGTTATTAACCCTAGAATCGCTACTACACCTACAGGTGGAGTTGATGCTACCAAGGCGAAATACTGGTTCTTGATCGCTTCTGCTGCTTCAGATCTCTACTTCTCAGTATTGAACGAAGCATACTTGAAGACACCAGCTGATGGAAACAACGGCGAAGAGTTCTCTTCTGAAAACTGGAAGTACCTCACAGCAGCTGACTACTGTATCGCAGCAGTTACTGCTAAATGGATTCGTGGGTCCAAGGGGGATGCGAGTTAGGCTTACATAAGCCAATAATCAATGGTTGCTTAGCGGCGTAAAAGTAGGTTTTTGGCTTCCTAAAAGCTAGGGTTGGAGGGGGAATTTACTCTATAATCTATATTGCACATGCCATATACTATTAACAGTGGGTACGGTAACCTACAGGCACAGACGTTGACTGGTACTACTACTGGGAAAACATTCCTAGTATCAAAATCGACTCAACCGAATGCTGATGTCTTGGGGCAAATGTTCGTTCCTGATTCTGACTGAGTGCCGAGATTATTCTCTACTATTACTGCTGCGTTAGCGCAATGTGTAGCTAATAGAGGTGACGTTATATATGTGGCGCCTTGATATACTGAGACAATCACAGCAGCTGCTGGTATTGTAGTGTCTATAGCAGGCGTAAGTATTATCGGACTTGGTACAGGAACACTTCGCCCAACTATCAGTTTCACTACTGCGATCACGGCTAGTCTTAATATATCTGCTTCTAACGTACTTATCAAGAACATGGTATTTACAGCTGGATTCGATGCTATTACTGCAATGATCAACGTGACTGGTGCGTATGTAGCTTTCGAAGACTGTGAGGTTACCACTAATACTGCTGCTGCTGGTGCTGTATTGGGTATCCTTACTGCTGCTACAGCAACAGGGCTTAGAGTAGAAAGATGTAGATTCTTGGGTGCGGCGACAAACTCTGGTACTACTACTACTGCTCAAATCCAACATGAAGTAGGGGTAGACTATATCATCAAAGACTGCTACTTTACAGGAAAGATGACACAGGCTATTCTAAATGCTACTACTTGCCTTCGTGGACTTATTGCCAACAACTTCTTTGTTGTTGCTACAGGTACAAAGGGTATTGCTATGGCTGCTGCTTCAACTCCATTTATTACTAACAATCGTTTCAACGTGGCATCAGGTACAACACCTATTGTTGCTGCTGCTGGGTTCGTTGCTGGTAATATATATAGTGCTGCTGCTGGTGTGACTTCAACTGGTCAGACTGGTTCAACTGCAACTGTATCGACTATCTAATACTTATAGGAGGGTAGCAATACCCTCTCTATTTTACACACTTACAATGAAATCATGACAAGACAATGGTTGACCCCTGAATTAGTACTATTGGATGCGGCAGCTGCTACTGGTACAGGAAAAGCATATCCTGTAGCTGACTGGCAACATATAATGCTTACACTCATATCTGCATCATCAGGTAATTTTACTATAAAGTTCCAAGGTTCGTTTAGCGATAATATGCCAGACTTCTCGGCTGCGCAATCTGCTACAAACTGTTGGGATTATATTCAAGTAAAAGACTATGAGGATAATTCTTCTATCGATTGAGATAGTTGAGTTGCTTACGCA